CTACAACCAAGTCCAAGCCGAAGCCGCCGAGACGCCCCACGCTGGCTGTCATCATTGGCGCCGTGCCCGATGACGTCTTTGCCGTCATCCGCATGAGCTGGTTCCGTCAAGGCCGACCTGTTGAGGTTGAAGAGTTTCAAATCCTTGAGTGCGACGAGGCCTACGACATGTTCCACGGCACTGTCGGTCAGGCCCTGCGCCAAGGCGCCGACGTGTCCGTCATGACCACCTACTCCCCCGAATCCCTTGGAATCCCTGAATCCAACTGAACTGTGCGAGCGGTTGGTAGCCGCCTATCAGTGCTGTTCAACCTGTGGCGACCAGTACGGCACATACCGTGCTGGCGCCGCCACCACCTGCTGGAACGACACCTGTGACGTCTGCAAGGCACAAGGCAGCGTGACAGCTGCCCGTAATTACGGTTACCTGTACAAGGGTATCCATTACTTAAAAACTTTTAGCCAATGAGCTATTACGTCAAGATCCCAGACAAGGACTACTACCTCGCCCTCGCCAATCGGCCCCAGGCACGCGGTACTGTCAGTCAGTACAGAGGTGTCACCCGGGGTAATTACAAAAATCCTTACCGGGCCCAGTTCTCGTACCAGGGCAGGCGGTACTACCTCGGCAACTACGCGACCGAGTTGGATGCCGCCAAGGCGTACAACCGTGCTGCGTTGGCCGTCATCGGACCACATGCCGTACTTAACGATCTGTCACACTCCGATGAACTGCACTGACTGCGGCAAATTCGAGGCCTACATCATCGAATCCAGGCTGCGTATGGATGGACGGCGGTATCGCCGGTATTCCTGTGAGGCCTGCGGTAATCGCTGGAGCACCTACCAGGCCGTCGAACCTGAGGTCAAGGCGGTTGCGCCACGAAAATTGGCGTACCGCCCCTTGGCCTTGAGGCGATCGCTCACCAACTGGGAGGCCGCCGAAATCCTGATGTCCCAAGGCCTATCCCTCCGTGAACTGGCCGACAAGTACCAGATTTCGCGTCAGGCTGTTCAAGGCATTCGGGCGGGAAAGACCTACCGCGAGGTCTATCGCGTCCTGAATCCGCACTGATCCAGCAGGCGGGTGTGAACTTTTACAACTGGCCTACTGGACCACAGCCAGGAGGTGTGTAACACTACAGGTGTGGGGGCGAGAGCTTCCGCACCTTTCCTTTATTCAGGGCAATGGTCACCCAAATCAACCTACCAAGCGAAAAAGTCAGCTCCTGGTACTTCTCGGTCCACTGGGCCAAGCTCGCACTGGAGAACAACATCGAACGCAACACCGCCTATGGCTGGCCCACTGAGTACGACCAGCAACACGTTGATCGGCTCCAGGAACTCGAAACCTTCCTGAAGGCTGCCGATACCGCCTGGTTTGACGAAATTGCCTCAACCTGCCTTCATGCTGTGGGAATTGGTCATGAATCCTGATGTACTCGACATTTACAACCTTACTTTTGGTCCTGATGGCCGTTGCGACGTGGAAGCTGTCGTTGAAGATGCTGTTCTGGTACGCTCTCAAACCCTCGAAGACCCGCCCGAGTGGGGTCCTGCTCTGTGCCGAGGCACCTTCTACCTTTGTGAAGACGACGTAATCCCTGCGACCGATGCCGGAGTCAAACGAATGCTTAGCGAACGCATCGACGACTGGGAAGTGGTGGATCTCTCGGATTGGGCAGACGACTGCTAAGGCCCTTCGCAACGAGGACTCTTACGACGACTGGTCCTACGGGACCGAGCCCATCCCATGCGATACGAGCTGGGTACAGCCCCACACGCTGAACCAGCTCTTCATCCACCTCGTGGACACTTTCGTCAGCAGCGAAAGCATCAACCACGAACTGCTGGCACGCATTGCGATCCAGGAGATGCTCAAACTGCCCCAGGCAACCCTGCTGCAACTTCAGGACCAGTACAAAGCCGGCACCCCTTAGGTACTACACTATCAACGCTTTATCCAGCACTATGCTCACCATCTTCTCTGACACACAAGTCCGTACACTGTCGGACAGTATCAGCACCATCCACAAGCACCTGGCCGAGATCGAGTCCGTGCTTGCTGCCTCCCAGACCGTCAACTTTGAAGGCGCCAGCGCCGCCAAAACTGCTCCAGTTGCCAAGAAGGCTAAGTCTCAGGTCAAGACTCATGCGTCTCGCCGTGGGAGGGGTCGTCGGGCACTGACTGCAAAACAGGTGCTGGAGATCAAGCGGCGTTTGGCTGCTGGTGATGGTGCGACGGCGATCAGCCGCGACTTCAAGGTCCATCTCACCACGATCAACTGCATCAAGACCGGCAAAACCTGGAAGCATGTCGCGCTCCAGCAGCCCGCCGCTGTGACCGTCCACGCATGATCCTCTGTGATACAGAGATCCGGGCCCTCTGTGAGGAGGGCCTTGTGGATCCCTACGACCCAACACTGGTCAATCCGGCCAGTCTCGATGTGCGTCTCGGTGAGAACCTTCTCGTTGAGGTGGAACACGACTCACTCATGCAGCCCTTCTCGATCAAGGGCTACACCGAAGACCAGCCTTTTCTGCTGCCGCCTAAGGAGTTCATCCTGGCCGAAACCGTCGAAACCTTTTTCCTTCCGTCGTTTCTGGCCGGCCAGTTTGCACTCAAAAGTTCCAGGGCTCGCTCTGGTATTGAGCACCTGATGGCTGGTTATTGCGATCCAGGTTGGCAAGGATCCAAGCTCACACTGGAACTGCAGAACGCCAGGGCCATTCACCCGGTTGCGTTGTGGCCCGGTATGCGTATCGGACAACTTGTGTTTCACGTCATGTCTGCCAGGCCGGCAGAGGATTACTCCATCGTCGGACACTACAACTTTGACCAAAAAGTTACCGCCGCAAAACTATGAGCCAGCACGATTTCATTGACGCACTCGTCAACCACCCCAGGCACTACACCAAAGGCAAAGTCGAGGTCATCGACTTTATCGAGGACTGCGTAAAGCAAGCCCCAGACGCTGTTGTCGGTGGGCTCCAGTGGCAAGTCATCAAATACATGAGTCGCTTGTGGCTAAAAGACAGCCCGAAAATTGACGCGAACAAAGCCCGCTGGTACTTAAACCGTTTGATCGACAAACTGGAAGAATCTGATGGACAACTTTAAGTTCGAGCTGATCCGGGCTAACAAAGCCCAGGAAATTATGTACTGCATGAACACCAAGTTCCAGGCAGCTACAGCGCAGGGATTGGTGGATGCTTTTGTGGACTTTGCGTCGGGTTGCGGTTACCAAAAAGAAGACCTAAAAGAAGCCTTTGAAGTACACATCGAAGAAGACCTGCTTTACACAATCAAGGAGCACCCGTTAAATGACTAACCCCATCACCCCACCGCCGGAGCTGGTGCAGCAGTGGGCCGACGAGGTCTACTGCGGCCCTGGTTTTTCCAAAATCAGTTCAGATGATTTGTATCTCACCGTTCGCGCCGCCCAATGGGGCGCCGACCAGGAGCTGGAAGCGTGCTGTGAGCTGATGGATGACTGGGGGCTTGAAGCGTCCGATCTCCACGCCGCCCGCCGCCCCAAGCCGCCGAGTTTGAAGGAGCAGGCGCTTGCTGTGCTGACGCAGTACATGACTGGTGAAACAATCCTCACCAAGGACTCTGTTGACACCATCCGCCGCGCCCTGGAGGCCCTGCCCGACGAGCTATGAAGTGTCCAGATTGTGGTTCCACGGATACACGGGTTATTGATAGTCGTCCGCTTGCTAACGGTGATCGCAGACGCCGGCACAAATGTCTGACCTGCCTGGTTAAGTGGGACAGCCGGTGGAGCGGTAAAGAAGCCAGTGCGTACTGCAACTTTCCGCCTATTGCCAAGACACGTCTGCTCAGTGATGACCAGGCCAGGGACATCATGCTGTCCACCAAAAGCACCCTGGCACTGGCGGAACAGTACGGCGTGTCGCACCAGGCAATCTCGCAGATGCGACTGGGGCAGGTGTACGCCGACGTGTACCAGCAGCTCCAGGCAAAAGGGTTTGAGTTGGCCGCTGAAGGGGTGGACCTCTGCACGGATTGCAAACACTGGATTTCTGGTGGGTGCGGCTTTGGGTTCCCGGATGCCGGCGGCGACTTTGCTACAGATTGTTCGCTTTACGAGGTAACCTGACTTACTAACCTGCTACACTACACAAGTTCGCCCTACCAGAGGCTCACACCATGACAAACGATTTTGCAGCGGTCTCCACGCTGATTGCCGAGTTCCAGCGCAAACTGGAGGTCATCATCAAGCGTGATGGCAGCCGCCACTTGATGGATGCCCACATTCCCCTGGACTTGATGGACGTGCTCGAAAACGAGCTGATGCCTACTCTTGATGCCGCGATTGCCTGTATCGAGTGGGAACCGTCCGATGAGGACCTGTGCCCGGGTGAACCGCCCGTGACTATGCAGGAAATGCACAGTGCTGCCCATGTCCAACACCTGGCGATGCACAACTGATGGCACCCAAGTACCTCTACGGCATCGAGCATCTGCACACGATGTTCAATGCCACCACCGTCGCCTTCGACTGTGAAACCACCGGGCTCCAGCCCGTTTTTGGTGGGCTGCGTCTTCTGCAACTGGCAGCGTTGGATCGGACCCCGGTAGTCATTGACTGCTGGGATCTGAAGGATGAAGACTGGGTTGATCTGGAGGAGTTCTTCTCGGTCAAGCGTTACTGGATCGCCCACAACGCTGTGTTCGACTTGGGTTGGCTGCAGGAGCACGAGCTGTATCCCGAAGGGGACGTGCTCTGCACCATGCTCGCCAGTCGCATCCTGACCAACGGACTGCCCAACCTGAAACACGGTCTGCAGCATGTGGTCAAGCGTTACCTGAAGCTGGACATCTCCAAGGAGGAGCAGAAGAGTGACTGGAGCGGTGACCTAACGCCCAGTCAACTGGAGTACGCCGCCTACGACGTCTACCTGCTGACCCAGTTGGACGGGCCGATAAACCAACGGATGGCTGTCGGCAACCTGCACAAGGCCTGGTTTCTGGAGTGTGCCGCACTTCCGTCGATGGCCCAGCTGTGGAGGACCGGACTGCCCTTCAACCTGGAATCGCTCCAGGAACTGCACGCCGACCTGGCTAAGGATCACGTCAGGCTTGGGGATGCCTTCATCGAAACACTCGATAAAGCATTGCCCGCATCCAAGAAACTGCCCCGTGACCCGGACGGTAGCTTCAACCTGCGCTCCAAGGCCGAAGGTAGCGTCCGGGCTGGCACTAAGAAAGAAGCCGGCTTCAACCTCAACAGTCCCAAGCAACTGTTGGATATCTTCACAACTCTGCTGGATCGGCAACCGGTCAACAGTGAAGGAAAGCCCAGTGCCAGTCGATCTGCGCTACGGGAGTACGCCGCAGATCACCCGGTTGTTGCCGAGTATCTCGCCTGGAAACGGGTGGAGAAGCGGCGGCAAATGGTCGAGGCGCTGATAAAGCACTTTGACTCCAGTGGCTTCATCAAGGCCAGCTACATGCAACTTGGGGCGGACACCGGGCGTATGTCCTGCATCGGTCCGAATCTTCAACAAATCCCCCGGGATCCACGCTTCCGGGCCTGTGTCAAAGCTCCAGCCGGATGGAAACTGGTAGTGGCGGATTACGCCCAGATGGAGCTGCGACTGGCCGCCAACGAAGCTCAGGATGAGCTGATGATCCAGGCGTTCCAGGAGGGGTTGGATCTGCACACTGTTACTGCGATGCAAATTTATGGCGTCACTGAAGATGAAGTCACGAAAGACATGCGCCAGGTTAGTAAATCTGCGAACTTCGGTTTGCTGTATGGATCGGGAGCCCGAGGACTCCGCAACTATGCAGCAGGAATGGGGATACAAATGGATCTTCTTGAGGCTGGAGAAATCCGCGCCAAGTTCCATGCGTCTTATAAGGGAATCTGCCGGTGGCAACGCGAAAATGCTGCACAAGCTAATCGCCCTAGTAACGATGCCGCGATCAGGATTCGTGAGTCCGGGCTGCGGCGGTTTCTACCGGGTGAGTACAACTCACTGACCGTCAGATGCAACACCCCAATTCAGGGGGCTGGTGCTGCTGTACTTAAACGTACGCTTGGTAAATTGTGGCCCTTGCTTAAAGCTGATGGGGAAGAAGTGGTCCGCCTCGCGGGTGTCGTTCATGACGAAGTTATTCTTCTTGTGCGCGAAGAACATGCGGATGTTTGGTGCCAACAACTCGCAGCCGTAATGCAAGACGCTGAAGCCGAATGGTTGGGACCTGTTCCACCCCTGGCAGAAGCAAAGGCCGCCGACTCGTGGGTGGACGCCAAATGAACAGGAAAGCTCCAGTCAATTACGTGGCCTTGTTGAGAACGCCTGGGGGCCTGGTGCAGAAGGCCACGTTCTACGCCGACTCAATGACCCAGGCGCACTACACCGTCCGGGAACTATGGCCGGCGCTGCGACTTGTCAGAATCACCAAGGAGGAAGATTGGTAGCAAAGTGAGTCTCATGAGTCGCACCGGCAGGGAAATCGTGTTGGAGCGACTTCATGCGGCGATGCGGAAGGCGACGACTGCCGACCTTCAGCGGGCTGCAATGTTTCTGGAGTGGGCCTGGGACGTTCGTCGCGGGTGCTCCAGGCAGAGGTCTGCTGCTAGGTCGGCTCAAAACCAGGCGTGGAAAAAACGGGTGGACACCGACGTGCGTTGGTAGACGTGCTAGTGTGTAGCAAAAGAGACTTACGCGACGATGCCACTACGTCACGGGCAAAAGTTTTACTGCCAACTGCTGCTGGATCGCCACCGTTACATGCTGGTGGACGAGATGGCTAAGCAACAAGGCAAACGGACCACAGCTCTGTTGCGTGAGATGGTCTACTCGGTACTGGAAAAAGCCGTACCAATGTCGGAATACAGGGCTGCGGAAGCAGCAGATCATGCCGCGTGGGCTGACTCGGTGAAGCGGCGGGTCCAAGGACGCCAACGCCCAAAACAAGATGACTCAGGTGCAGGACAAGACTCATAAGACTCAGTTGCAATCGTTTACAAGTCTGACCCAGGCAGGCTTGGTGGGCTAACCTTGCACAGTAGTTCGGAAATTCCGATGACTCGCTATCTGGTTGTGGCTGATGGGCAGTACGTCACTGCCCTTTACGGTCCCAAGGGTTCTGGTATTGGCTTGACTGTCGAGAAGGATGACGCTGGAACCTGGGTTACCTACGAACGGGCCGTCGAAGCGGCGCGGGTTGTTGCTCAATCTCTTGGTGGTTTTGTCACTGTTCACAGCGTCGATGAACAGGACTACCCCCGCAGTTGGTGTAAAGCCGGCTGATGGCTACTGCCGGTAACTACTTTGAACTGGTAGTCTGGTTGCCCGGTAGCGGGCCGCTATGCCAGTTGTTCCAGGCAGACACACTGGAACTTGCCATCGAAAAGGCCCAAGCCGCCTACCCTAAAAGCCGGGTTCAGGCACCTGAAACCGCACGCACCAAGTCCCCACTGGCACGCTCCAGCACGAGTCAGTCTGTACTGCAACGTATGCGGTACAAACGTGCTCGTAAACGTACGAACATTGTCCTAAAAAGTCCGAAAATGTCCGAATCTGTTCTCCTGGATCAGCAAAGGTACGACGAGTTGGAGGCCCTCTACGTCAAAGACGGCAGGGACAAACGGGACCATCCCATGTACAGCCTGTACACCGGGTTGTACCAGGCCTATTCAGCAGGAGTCGCGGTCGAGGCCGCAGATACTGGAGAGGTTTGACGCTGCCTCACGGATGGCCCACGAGGATTTCGTGCGCTCCATGTGATACAACGTGTTGAGCAGGATTGCTGCCTCGAACAAACCAGTCCAGTCCTTTGCCTCGTAACGCTCGCGCAGCCATCTGTCGCGGGCGTTTTGACTTAGCTGCTGTTCGATGGGCTGGTCAAACGTGTTCATTTCAGACGGGGCGGATTTTCATGTACCAGCCCGACTGGGGGCCATCAACTAGCCACCGCCGCAACCAGTTTCGTCTGGAGTATGCGATGCCCGCACCTCCCTTGTGGTTAACGTAGCCACCGTTTGTGATGTCCGCCTCCCCATTTGGGTCGTTGTGGATGAAATGCGTGGACGTGAAGCCGGTCACCACGCTCCAGTGGCCGGAACCTGTGGGGGCATTAGCTGGACCTTTGTGCAGCCAACCCACAGGTGTGGGGTAGCCCGAGCGGATCTCGCCCTCCAGTATCTGGACCGTGCCCTCCATTTCGAAGGTGGCACGGAGGCCCAGAGTCTTCAAGGCCATGATGTGGGCCTTGGCGTCCGTCGAATCACCGTACCGGCAACGGATCCGGTTGTACTCGTGGTCCCCGGCGATCTTGCCCCAGTAGCGGGCAACCATCGCGCAACTGGAACTGAAGCACTCCCGGTAACCGGTGGGACCGTTGTCGAGCTGGTACTCGTACGGAACCTTCAGATTCACAGCCGATGCCGTGCTCTGGTTAGGCAGAATCACCGTGTTTTGGGCCCACATTTTGCCCTCTGCTTCACGCCTACGACGCAACCCGGCTTCCACAGACGTACCAGGGTTGCAGTAGAGCAATAAGGCGGCTGGTACTTTGTCCCACTGCTTGTTGGCAAGTGCTTTTGTGATGGTCTGGAAGTTGATGGCACCGTAAAAATCGCTGCCGAGGTTATACGCGAAACTGATTAACGCGGACTGCTGTGTCACGCGCATTTCGCCCCAGTGCGGAATCTTGGTGGATAGGTATTTGGCGATGCGCTCCACTTCCTGGAGTAGAAGTCGTTCGGCCTCAGCGACCGTTATCTTGTCGCCCTGTTTGACTTTGTGGCCGTCAGAGTAACGGGTTGTTCCAAAGCCGATGGTGGCTACATCCCAGCCGTGGAGCGGGTCGGGGTAGGCACTAAGGTGACAACCCTCGAACTCTTTGATTAGTTTTACGGCAGGGGTGTAGTCCTGTTGTTTGCCGGCCTGACTCCAGGTCTTGAACCAGCCCTGTTCACGCCCGAAAATGTGGGGGTTGGACCGGTTGATGACTTCTTCCAGTTCGGTGATGGCGGCCATCTGATGGGGCAACGCCTTGTAATACCGGAAGAGATCAATTAAGCGGATCTTGTTAGTCACGGCGCCAGGGTGCGTGGATACTTATTGGACCGCCTAACAAGCGGCTGTCACCAGTCTGCTGGCTTTCGTCTACCGGATGCTCGACCACGACAGGTGGTGCTGTCATGGGTGGTTGGGTTGCGTGCCAGTCGGCTTCGGCCTTGTCGATTTTGGCCGGCAGCGTTTTGTAGAACCACCAGTCGTTGATGACTCGCTCTAACTTGCGCTGCCAGCCTGGTTTGCCGAAACCGATCAGACCTTTTTTGCTTTGATCAGATTCAGGATCTGCAGCACCAGTTGGATGATGCTGTTGCTCTTGAGAGGGCTAAGGGCGATCAGTTCGCTGGCAGCAGCGACGATGATCCAGAAGGCCGGATGGGACAGAAAATCCATGACGGTAAAGCAGTGCTTTGTAGCAGTCTACAGTTTAACGGGTAAGAAGCAAGTAGCAGCTTGGGTTTTTGGCTAAATTCACTACAGAGCCGTGCCCACATGGAACACTACATCGACGGCACTGAATTCTTTAATAAACGAGAAGCTAAAGCCCGGTTTAGACAACACATTCTTAACTTTTGGGATAACAAGTGTGCCTACTGCCGGGAACCGTTAGGTAGGTCAGGCACGCTCGATCACGTCAGGCCGAAATCGAAAGGTGGAGAAACCAGGCGCTCCAATCTGTTGGCGTGCTGTTACGCCTGCAACATGAGTAAGGGCTCGTGCAGCGATTGGTTGTCGTGGTTTCGGGCGCAGCACTTCTGGGAGCCCCACCTCGAAGACGCAATCAAGCTATGGATCAGCCAGTGATAGGCGGTCCCAGCCTGCACCCTCGGCGTACATGTAGGCCATGTACTCGTCCTCGCAGTACCGGCACACACTGCCTCGGCACATGCGGTAAAAAATGTGGCCGGCTTCGTTCTCCAGTTGCTCGATGGTGAAGCCTTGGCCTAAATCTCGGATGCTGACGACGTTGGATTCCATTAGCTGCGTCGGTCGTTGCCGTCCCACTTGTCTCTGGCTTCTAGCTTGACGACGCGCTGTTCGACGATGTTCAAGCGTTGAAATGTTTCTTTACGGTCTTCTTTGATGTCGGTGTGGAGGACTTCGAGTTGGGTGGCGATGTGTTCCACCGCGCTAGTTAATCGGATTACAGCGTCGCGGGCTTCGTCGGATTTGCGGCTAAAACCCATGGCGCCCATTGCCGCCACACTGATTGATGCGCCAGCGATGGCGGCAACTACTTCAATCATGGTGCAATGGGCTACCTATCGAGTATAGCGATTAGCCCTTACCCTGGCCCCGCAGTTTCTTGCGACCATGATTTGGGCGGCTTCGCTTACCCTGACCCTGGTTTGTCAGTTTGGGTGGGCCAGGACGATGCTCGACGCGAGCGGCGCCGGTTTTACTCCTGACCGCCATCGTCATCAGCCTCGGCGGGAGGCTCGGTGAAGGTGATGGTGTCGATCAGCTCGGTCAGCCTGACCGCTGCCATCTGCCCTAGGGCTGCGTCACCAGTGGTGCGCGCAGCGGCATAGGAGTTGATGGCAGTGATCAGTTCTTCCTTGGTGCAGGGCATGTGTGTGGTGTCCTTGGTTGGAGGTTAGTCGATCCCGAGGATGGTTTTCAACGCTTCGGGCGTTTTGGCTTTGTCGATGTCAGTTTGCATGGCCGCATCCTTGCCGGCATCGCGCAGGGAGCGGCGCCGGTTTTGCTGCGAACTGCCATTAGGGTGCGGGGGCGGGCAGGATGTAGATGCCGTCGAGGTTGCCGGCAGCAAGCGCCCCGGCAAGCTCGGTCAGCTGGTCTTCGATGAAGGTGCCGGTGGCGAGGATGGCGTCAATGCTGCCCTGAATTGCGGGCTCGCTGGGGCGGCCTGCCTTGGCATCACCCATCAGTGCGATGAACTCGGTGGCGAGGGTGTTCATCGGCAGGCTGGTGAAGCTCTGCTCGCGGATGGAGGCGTAGACGGTGGAGACCATCAGCGCATCCCAAAAAGCTAGGTAGTCAGGCTGCGGCGTGGGTTGCGGGCGAGATTCAATCTCGGCGATTTCTTCAGCCGTCAGCGGGATGGTCTGCTGCTCGCCCGTGATGACGTTAACTTCAATGCGTTCCATGGATCAGCCCTCGTACAGGATGTTGATGGTGCCAGCGTCAAAGGTGGCGGTGCCGTTGACGGTGGTGATGCGGACGCGGTCTAGGGTGCCGGAGAGGGCAATAGAGCCGCCGAAATACCACCCCCCGGCCGCATTAGATGCCCCAATGGTGCCACTTGCTGCCCATGAGTTTGCACCCAAAGCGCCAATCATCATGATTCCATGAATAACATTTGCAGCCGCATTGGAGCCCAAGCCGAAACCAGTCGTGTAATTAGCAGAAGATGGGGTGCTGCTTGTGCTGGCTGCTAAATAGCCGCTAATGGTAAAGCCCCCTGAGGTGCCAAGTTGCACCAGCGGGATGCTTGTCCCATTCGTACTCACCCCTCTAAACATCACCGTCACCCGCTGCACCCAACTCGGAATCCCGGTGAAGTCAATCGCGGTGCCACTGGTGGATGCGACAGCCGTGCCGGATGTAATCGTGCCTTTGATGCTGCCATTGACCTGCAGCAAAGCGTTGCCAGACGTATCAGCAGTAGACGTGCCAACTAAGAGCCTGCCGGAGTTGTCGATGCGGGCGCGTTCAAACGGTCCGGCAGCGTTTGTCGCGAAGGTAATGTGATTGCCGCTACTTATGCCAACAGCGGCATTTTGATAGATCGTATTGGCGGTATCAGCTCCGCTAATGCGAAGTCCGTTCAACAGTGAATAACCACCGCTGACCTCAAATTGCTGGCTGGGGCTCGTAGTGCCAATCCCTACGAGGCCGTCGTTTGTTATTCTGAGTCTTTCTGTTAGAGCTGAATCACCCGTTGCATTGCGAGTTGCAAATGTCAAATGTCCGGTGCTGTTGCCTGCTCCAGTAATAACTTGCCCTTTGATAGCTGCAAATCGACCGGAGCCACTATTGAAACCAAATACGATAGACCCGCCATTCCCAGCACTAGCGCCTGTATCCGTTACAAGTAGGTTTAGGCTACCTGCGGTATCTAATGCTGATGTTGTTTGACCTGCAGTTGCAATGTGAATCCCTGCAGCAGGGCTATTAGTCCCCAGACCTAAGCGGCCACTGGAGTCCAGGCGCATTCGCTCGGTGTTGTTGGTGCCTAGTGTCAGGTAGCTACTAGCTCCCTGGCTAAGAAGAGCCATTTCATTTGAAAATGCGCGGACTCTTCCATAGATCACCCCGTCTGCGTACAGGTCGTAATACGAATAAGTTGTACCGTTTACGGATACACCTCGCCCAAAACCTGCCGTTGACGTGGTTCCGACGCCAACATTCCCACTCGCATCAACAAACAACCGCCCCGTGCCGTTTGTCGCCAGTGCCACGGTGTTTGCCGCCGGCAGGTACACCCCATTGGTCGGCACCGTCGCAGCGGTCGGGATCAGCGCCGTGCCGCTTACCGTGCTGCTGCCGGTGATCGCGCCGGTCACGCCCAGCGTGCTGCTCAGCGTTGCCGCACCCGTCACGCCCAGCGTGCCGCCGATGTTGGCATTGCCCGTGGTGCTCAGCGCCGTCAGCGCATAGGTGCTGGTCAGTTCCGCCCAGCTGCTGCCGTTCCACTTCTTCCAGCGGTTTGCTGCGCTGTCCCACCGGATCGTATTGGTTGGCAGGTTGGTGCTGGTCGTGCCGTCAAACTGCAGCGCCAGGTCTTCGTCGCGGTTCTTCACCTCGCTGACGAAGTTGGTGTAGGTGCTCGTCAGCGTCGGGTTGGACCAGTTGGCGTTTGGCATGTCCTAGGTTCCTCTTGCTTGCCAGCTAAAGCCGCCGGTTACCCGGTTGCCCGAGGTATCGAACAGCAGCACCTTGAAGCTGGTGGGGTTGGGCGCATCCACAAAATCATAGATGGCAATCCGTGCCGTGGTCCCCGTTGGCGTCACGTTGATGCCTTCGATGTCCACAAAGGGCACGTTGAAGTTGACGGTGGTGCCGCCAGTGTCGCCCGAGTTGGCAGTGCCGGTTCCGGCGTCGCTCTTTAGCTTCTTTTCCAGCTTCACGTTCAAGTGGCTGATGCTGAGGATGTCATCACCGCCGGCGCTGGCAAAGTCATAGGTGACCTTCAGGTAGCGGAAGTTGGTGGCATAGACCGAGTCGACGCCGGCGTAATCGGTCCAGCTGCCACCGGCGGTGGTCTTGACGCTGAGCTTCGGCGTGATTGTGGTGGAGCCGCTGACTACCGCATAGGTCAGCGTTGATGTGATCTTGGTGCCGGCCAGCACGGTGCCAAAGTCGATTTCCTCGACGTAGCTGCCGGTGGTAGTGGACGGTTGCGCATAGATCGGATAGCCGGCGCTGACCTGATCTTGCAGCGTGGTCCAGCTGCGTGTGCTGAAGTGATCCTGCCACGTCTCGGTCGGGCTGACCGTGACGATCAGCACGCCATCCTGCAGCACCGTGTTGGTCTTGGTGCCGCTGAAGGTGCTGTCCTGGTCGTAGTCGAGCACATAGTCCGGCGGCTGGTTGACCACTGCTGCAACCGAGCCCGGCGTGCCGTAGTTGCCGGCCAGGTCAATGCCGGCCAGCCAATAGGTGTAGATGCCAGATGCAGTCTCAAAGACCGTCGTGAACAGTCCCTTCTTGGTGCCGATCACGGTGGCGGTCGCCCATGTCGCGCCACGCCGCAGCTCATAGCTGTCGAGCGGGATCGTCTGGGTGCAGTCGTTCCACTTCAGCAGCACGTTGTTGTCGATCACTTGCTGCGAAATCGTCGGTTGCGTGGGTGCTGTCACGATCGCGTCGAAATAGCTCGATGCACCGACGTTGCCCTTCAGGTCCACCGCTGCCACAAAGAACCGGCGGGTGCCTAGCCAGCTGGCCTTTGTTGCGTAGGCCGTGCCCTTGGTGGTGGCCAGCACGGTGGCCGTGCCCCATGTGCTGCTGGTGCTGCCGTAGCGGATCTCATAGAAGTCGGTCGCCAGATCACCGGCCACCTTGGTCCAGCCAAGCGTGAAGTTTTCACCGGCGAAGCTGCCGCCGACTGTTGGCGCTGCTGCTGCTGCAATCGTCAGCGATGTGCTGGCGGCGGCGGTTGAGTAGACGCCAGAGGTGTCGAGTGCCTTGATGTACCAGGTGGTGGTGCCAGTCGGCATCAGCCCGACCTTCTTGGCAGTCGCTGCAAACAGGCCGATCTTGGTGCCAACGCCGAACGCGGTGCCCTCCCAGATCTCGTAGCCCTGCAGATCCAAATCTGTGATCGGGCTCCATGTCAGCGTGGCGCCGATGTCAGGGTCGAGCACCGCGGCAAAGCTGATGACGTCGCTGGGCGGGGCAGTCTTGCCTAACGCATCAATAGTGCCGGTAATTTTCGTAATTGAAAGTTTTAGCGAAGCGCTGATTGAGTAGACCTCAAAATCAAAAACGCCTGGCGTAATGTCCAAAATTTCGCAATCCGGCCCTTGCGGTTTAACCGTGTTCCAGTTGCCATCATCTTTGCGCCAGCGCACTTCATATTCATTGACGCCAACCACGGGCTTCCAGGATGCGACTACCTTGGCGCGGACCTGATCCTGGTAGAGGTATAGCTCCTCGCTGAGCACCAGATCGGTCGGTGCTGCTGGCAGCACGTTCAGGTCGGTGGTGTCTCGCGGCTGTAGCGGCCGATCGCGTTCGATGTAGTCGTATTTGCTGGCGTTATATGCCAGCGCGTTGACGAGGTATTTGCAGCCGTCTTGCTCCTGCACGGCCAGCACCCGCCAAGTGGAGGCTTGCAGCGAATCGGTCTGGTAGATCCAGACGCTGTTGGCATTGGGCGCCGTGGAGTAGGCCGTGCTGACGGTGATGACCTTGTCGGTGCGGTTGTTTACTGCACGGCTTTGCACCGTGCCATCAGGCAGGATCACCGACAGCGTGCCGCCAGATGCGGGCAGGCCGGTCGCATCATCGACCGTGACCGCGGTGGTGGTTGCGCTGGCAATGCGTCCGCCACGCCGCGAACCAGCCCGCACCGGATCGGCCACCTCGATGACCTGCCCTGGCCGGACGATCACGCCAGCGTCGAGCGACGTGGTGAAGCTGACCACCTCGCCTTCGTATTGCTCGGCGTAAAGCAGCCACTCGCCCATCCGTGCTGCCTGGCCGCGTGAGGTGCAGGCAAAGGCAGAGATCTGGGTGGTGACCACGCCGTGCTTGGCGATGGCGTCCTGATCCTCCACCGCTTCGTAAGCAATCTCGCGGCTTGCCAGATCGAGGTAGCTGACCACCGCCACGGTCGGCCGGGTCTTCTGGCTGCTGCTCTGGTAGCTGAAGCCTTCTTCAGAGACGTTCGCCAGCGTGAACAGGTAGCTGGGATCAGCGGGCGCATCCTGGCTGACGGTGAGCGCTCCGGTGCTCCAGTAGGGCATCGCCCGGAACACTGAGCAGAGGTCGTTGATCAGCTTGTAGGCGTCCTCCTGCGTCTGGATGTTGACGTTGCAGCTGAAGCGCGGCTCTTGCCCGCCAAAGCCGTTAGGCACCAGCGCCGAGGCGTATTGGCTCGCGGCGTAAAACGCCCACTTGTCCAGCGTCGCGGCCTGAATGTGATCACCGAAGCCGTAGCGCGTCGATGTGATCAGATCCCACAAGATCCACGCGGGGTCAGAGCACCACTGCGCTGCGCCAAAGGTGCCGTTCCAGATGCCGGCGTAGACCAGCCGGCCGGTGGTGCTATCGACGGTGGCGTTGCTTGGGATCTTGACCTTGATGCCGCGCACCCGATAGGAGCGGGTCGGGATGCTGGAGAACTGCTGCGCATCAACGCGGATGCCGACCAGTGCGCTGTTGGGGTAGCGCAACCTGGCACGGACGATTTCGGTGTAGCTCGTCCAGTTAAAAGCGTTGGTGAGCTTCGGATCCGTGCTGTCGACTGTCACCCGCGTGACGCGAATGTCGACCGGCTTGGCACCAGAGAACTCGACCAGATAATCGCGCTGATAGGCGTCGCCGGTGCGGCCTTTAATCGTGTTGTCGATGACCGTCGTGAAGCCGCCACCGGCGTACTGCACAGCAATTTGTAGCCGCACGCTGGCGCCAAGCAGGTCGCCTTTGTCGGTGAACTTTTGCAGCTGCGGCACCGTGATTGTGATGCGGGCTGCGTCAGCATCTGGGTCGGTGATGGTGCGCACGACAGGCAGATCCTGCAGCACCTGCACGCCGACCGGCACCTCGTTCTCAATGCTGGACGCAAGCGGGATGATGGATTGATCTTGCGTGCCGTTGCGGGTGTAAACCGAAACGTTCTGAAAGTTAAAGCTGTCGTTGGCGTTCTGTAGCGGCGTGTTGTTAATAAAGATGGACTTAAGCCCATCTTTGAGACCTTCGATTTCGCCTTCGCTGATCAGGTCAATCAGCTGCGCGTATTGCGTTGAGTCGAGCCCGTCCGGGGCCGTAGTCGGCACATACTGCTTCCCGCCGCCTTTGCCGCTGCTGCTGCCAGCACCCCGGATCAGGTCGCTCATGCCTTCACCTGCACGGTGTCAATGCCGGCGGAGACCACCACCGAACCGACGATGGTCTCGCCATAGACGATCGGCACCGGCAGCCCCTGCCGGCTGGTGTTCTGAATGCCGCTGAAGCTGTAGCTCTTGCGTGGGTCTTGTTCCGAGTCACTGCCCGTTGGCATCTTGGGCGTGGGCGTGAGCAGCTGCGCCACGCCGCCGAGGACCAGGGTGGCGCCGACGCCAAACAACACCGTGCTCACTGCAACTGGCGCGGCCAAGCCTAGGAGGCCAAGAGTTGCACCTCCAGTAAAGAACGCACCGATGATCAGCGCAGCGCCAAGCAGAATCCGCCCCACGGCACCCGCACCTGCGATCACCGGCACGATCTTGATGTCCTGCTGCCCGGCTGGATCGTGCAGCTCGTCGAGCGTCAGGTCGTAATCAGCCACGCTCACCCGGTAATGCTGGTCGGCCATGTGGCGCTCGACCTCGGGGAAGTTGGCCACCAAAAATCGCACCGCCTCTGCTGCGGTCGCCACGTCAGCGTGCAGCACCCGCTTGCCGATGAACTTGGCGAGCGCTCCATACAGCCGGATCTTACGAAGCATGGCGCAGCCTCCGTCCTGTGCATTTTAGGAGCCAGCCGCCGTAAAGGTCACGGCTGCTCAGACGGCGTTGCAGGTGGTGAAGGATCAGCTGGTCGCCCAGGTACACCCCGCAGTGATTGAGCCCCCGCGAACTCATCGACAGCAGCAGTAGGTCGCCGGGCTTCAGATCCTCCTCCTCATCTAGCTCGCGGAAGCCGGTGTCCTTCCAGCATCCATCGAACATCGGGTTTTCAATGAACTCTTCAGGCGTCACCGGCCGCTCCCAATCGCGCAGCTGCAGTCCCTGCTCGGCGTAGTAGTCCCGCGCCAGGCTCCAGCAATCGGTGATGCCCCAGACCCACTCGCGGCCAATCAGCGGCGCCTTGTAGCCCGATGGTTTGCATCCACCCCACTGCTCGGTCTTGGGGTTGACGATGTGCCACTCGATGCCGGTGCGTTCGCATTGCACTAGGTCCGCCTGGCTGGGTTGTGGCGGGCTGATCGGGTGGCTGTGAACCACCGCCAGGATCTCGCCTGCATCCTCGGCTGCGGCGAAGTCAGCCGGATCCATGATGAACTGGTCCAGCGGCGTGCCCGCCATGTTGCGGCATGGCCAGTAGCGCTTGCGGCCTTTGACCACCACAAGCAGGCCACATGCCTCGCGGGGATCTTCCGCCTTGGCGTGCTCCAGCGCGTCAGCCTGCCACTTCATCATGAGGTGTACGCCCCAACGCCAGGGAAGCTGCCAAATGGCAGCACGGCATCTGGATTGCGGAAGGAATAGATTTGGTTGGCGCTGAAGGTGTAACTAGCAGACGACGGGCTGGCGGGGACAAAATAGACGGTGACCTTTGTGCCCGCAAGTTTGGTTTTGGCAAAGATGTTCTCGATGAAGTCCTGGTAAAGCTCCTTGATCGTTGTCACCGTATCAATTCGCACGCGAGTCGATTGAACAGTAACGACCGGCTTGTAGACAGCAAACGAGCCAAATGCATACATCCCAACAGTGATGCCGGCCGTGCCGCCTGAGATTTGTTCAATCCAATCATCCCCTAGCGGATCTTGATAGACGCCCGTTTTGACGATGCTGTACGGCCGCTGGCTCAGTGTGATCGTGGTGCCCGAGATGCCGGTGACCGTTGCGCCATTCATCAGCGGGCCGGTGACGGTATGCCCGACCTGGATGCCTGTGTTGCTCGCCACCGTCATAAACGCACCCGTAGCTGATGGCGTGCCGTTGACGGTGACTGAAGTGGTGGCATTGGAATTGGCGCTGAGTTGCAGCGTCGTCGCGCCGAGGATGGCCGACACCGTTGTGCCAGCCGGCAGCCCCCAGCCACGCACCGGCTCGCCCGGGAGGATCGACAGAGTGCCGCCAGGGATCGTCAGCACATTGCTGCCCACCGTCACCGAGCCCGTGCGGGTGTAGAGATCAAACCGCGTCTCGCAGCTGCTCAGCCGCTTGCCGCAAACATCCTCACCCAGCGCGGCGACCGGGTTGTTGTCGGCGTCGTAATACGCCGCAGCCGTGTAGCTGCACTCAGCCGAGCGATACTGCCACTGGCAGATCGAACTGATGCACTGCCGCTTTGGTGCCCGCACGCCGGTCAAGTCAAACGCGGCCGCCAGCTCGAACTCCACCACATCGCGCGTCTCGACGGTCTTGCGGTCGATGTAGTAAATCTCCCGCGGGAACTCGGCAGTCGGGTCTGGCGTGCCGTATGGGTTGACGCTGCCGGGAAAGTTCACCGCGTCGATGTAACGCGCCAGCGTGCGGATACGCGTCACCTTGGCGCCTTCCAAGCCGTCTGGCAGGTTCACCAGGATCGCGGTGATGGTGCCGAGAATGTTGCTCACCCGCAGCTTCGGTCGCGGCAGCTGCCCCTGGCCGCTGTACTCAAAGCCATCCGCCTCGACGGGAAAGCGCAGGTAGGCGTTGCCGTTCCAGGTCAGCTCGCCGTTGGCGTTCAGGCTGGTGCCAGCGTGGAAGCGGTAGGTCTCGGTGACGCCATGCAACGCAGCCGTCAGATCCAGCGTGAACAGCTCGATAACGGCGCCGGGTGCAACCTCCTGTAAAGCACTAACAGGTACGGTCACGGCTCGAATACCTGCATAAAGGTCACGTCAATTTTGCTGCGCTGAAACTCAAATAGTTCTCTGCTCCAGTTGTAGCAGGTCCACTTGTAACTGGTATTACTGTCCGGCGGGGTCCAGTCGAAACTGTCTCCGTCGGCAGCACGGGCATCCAGGAACGCTTCGATAATGTCGGCATCGGCATCACTGACACTAAAAGTAAGGCGCCACTCCTTAGGGTTCTGGTTCAGGCCAAAAGTGACGCGCTGTTGGTAGCCATCACCAAACTGCGTAGTGCGGACCTTGGGCTGGCTGGTTTTAGTGGCCGAGTACGTCGGGTTGTAATCGGGGAAGGTAGCCATTATGCGAGCAGTCCTCCGGGGCGCTTCTGTTTGACCAGCTCTTGCTGGATGGCAGCGGCGATCACGCGACCGAGCTGCTTACCTTCCTGTTCATCGCCTTCTACTTTACTACCGCTGGCATCTACGTTGACCACCACATTGGTGTTGCCGCCACCCATCTTGTCGTTGGCGACGATGGTGCCGCTGCGACCTGGCACGAACAGTTCAGGGCCACGCTCGCCCACCATGTAAGACGTTCCTCCCGTAACTGATCCGCCGGCAGCCCTAAAACCACCGAAAGCTACGCCCGGATTAAAAGAAACGGAGCTCGCAGACCCAAAAGCGCCGGAGAAATTGCCAACACCTTGCGGAAAAACAGTGCTACCGCCAGGAAGTAAACTTTGTGCCAAACCGATTATCTGCATCCGTATCCACTGTGCAATCATCTGCGACACCATGTCAGCGAAGGAGTCGGCAACAGAACTGAAGAAACCAGCTAAAGCTTCCTGTGCAGATAATGTGCCATTGAGAATGCCCTTAAACGAGTTACCAAAAGCTTGGCCGATAGTGTCAGCAGCACTAGCAACTTGATTTTCAATTTTAAGTAACTCGTCTAGCTGTGTTTTAACTTCGTCGTACTCTTCACCTAAAAGCCCGCCTGTTAGCCCAGGCATAAGATTTATATCTGTTCTAAATGTTCCTGTAGCGCCAGTACCACCGAAAGCGGCGGCACGAGTTTCTCTAGATAGCCGCGCCAAAGCATCGGTAATCCCGTAGCGTTCTTTGAAAATACGGTTTAAGTCTTCTTCATATTTGATTTGATCTTCGGTTCTGTCCAGTTCCAGTAGCTGCAAACGGAGTGTGTACTCCGCACGTCCGATACGGCCAGCATCGAAATTTTTCTGCACTACGGCCTGCTTGCTGCCGATTTCAAGCAGACGCATACTGGACTGAATTTGAGCTTCTAACTCGTCATTTTGATCTGCACGTGCATTCAACAGGCTTTCTTCTAGACCTATACTTTCTGTGCGGATTCTAATTTCTTCGTTAAGTTGTTTAAGTAAAGCATCTAGACGCTGTTTCTCTTCGGCGGCTCTATCAACTTTTGATCTACCACTACGCGCATCAGATCCTTGAGAAGGTAATTGACCGTTAGCAGTTATGGCACCAACTCTAGTTCTTTGAGGCTCTTCCAGATTTATACCTTGAAGATTTGCATCTAATTTACTAAAAAATTGTTCTGCTTGCTTAAATCCTGCCAACGCTGCTTTTGGAAAAGGATTTATACCACCTAAACTAAAAGTAGCAGCTAAATTGGCGCCACCTCGTGAAAGATTAGCAAGTATGCGCGAGACGCGTTCTGCCATGTTAATGGCACCTTTAACTAAGGTGACATACATCGCAGCAAAATCAGCCGCTATATTACCACTACTTTGTATACCAGCACCGGTAATAGCATTAAAAACTGCTACGGTTGCTTGCAGAGAAAGCCCCGCTCCACGCTGCAAATCTTCCCAGGCAGTTGCCCAACTTTTTTCGGTTTTTGTTGCTTCTGTTTGAGCAACATTGCCGAGTTCTACTAAAGTATCTATTAAATCTTGGACAGAAATTGTTCCGTCTTTAGCCATCTGTAGAATTTTACTTTGACTGACTCCGTATTTTTTAGCGAGTGCATCCTGTATAGTTATGCCTTCTTTTGTTAATTGATTTAAGGTAGTTTGTGTAACTTTTCCGTTCGCTACAGCGGTCGCAAACGCGCTAGCAACTTTGTCGATTCTTCCTTTGTATATTTCTGTAAGGTTAGCAACAAGATTTATTGCATCTGCTTGGTCTTCGAGGCTAAGATTAAGTCCTCGAATATTTTGCACAGACGCAGTAAATTTTTCGGAGTCACGTCCTGCTAAAGCAAATGCTTCTTGTAAACGTTTAGTCTGTTCTACGGTAAAACCGATATCGTTCGCTAATTCTTTTATTTTTTCACCTTTAGATGCTGTTTCACCAAGCAAGGTACCAAGCAAAGAACCTGCGAATCCTCCTCCGGGACCTAGCAAACTTCCGGCTATACCACCGACGGCACCGCCTACGGCGGCTCCTCCTGACTGACCAAACAGAAGTGGAAAAGATCCACCAATCACAGCATTGCTGATAGCTCCGGCGAATCGACTGCTTCCACCTGCTTGTCTACCTCGTGCTCCACCGCTTACTCCTACTCCAGGTCGTACAGGTCCTTGTACAGGACCTAAACCTTGACCTATTTGTATTTGTTTATTTACACCGGCAATAGCTGCTTCGAGTTCGCGGTAGTCTTTTGTGCCGTAGTCAACTACGGTCAATACTCGTTGTAGTTCTGCTTTATATAGTTCAAGTGAAGCAGTATTTTTAGGTATTTGTGCGGCAAATTTAATTAGTTCTTGTGTACCCATGAAGGATTGCATGGGGGCAGTACGACCCGCTTGGTATCCGCTGCGTAGAGCTGCAATCTCAGCTAAACCTCCAGCAAGTGTAGATTTTTGTCTAGCTTGTTCGGTGGCTTGTGTGTATAGTTTAAACGCTTGTCCGCCTATTTTTGCGTTGGCCGCAAGATTCTTAAATGCTGCAGCCTGGGCGTTTACGCCTGCAGTTGTAGCTGCAAGTTGTGTTTCACCTTTTCCAAGTTTAATAATAAATTTATCTACTTCGTCTTTTAATACACGAATACCATCTGTTGCATTTTTAGAGTCTATAGCTAGAGGCGTTTTCTTTATGCTTACGAGTGCTCTATCCAGCTTGTCGATGCTGTCTAAAACTCGCGTTACTTGCGTGATCCCATCTACGCGTAATTCGATTACGGCGGGATACGAAGCCACGGCTACTACGACTGGTACTTCAGTTTACGCGATAAAAAGCCGCCGGGGTTAGCGGCGGCGTTTGGCTTTTTCCATCTCCTTTGCCTGATCCTCGTTCAGGATCTGGAAATAGGCGCTCCAGCCGAGTAATTCTTCGGCGGTCATGGTGGTCCGAACTTCGGTCAGACTCATGCCCAGTTCCTTGGCGACGCCAAACTGGAGCATGAGCCAGTTGTCCTTACGGAGTTCGGCGCTCAGGATTTTGGGTCCATTGCCTCGGCATCGGCGTCATCCATGATGATCGCCAGCATCAGGGCCTGGAGGTCCTTGTCCTTGACCTCGTTTTTCAAGACGTCGATTTCTCCAGCGCTGAACAGTTTGGAGCCACTCTCGTCGAGGGCTTTGGTAATCAGCAGTTGGAGGGCGAAGGCGTTGGTATCGTCTGACTTGGCCTGCTTCTGGGCACGTTCACGCTCGGCCATCGTCAGAGGACTAACCCACATATCAAACTTGGTACCGTCCGACAATTCGACAGACTTTTTACTGGGCTCCAGGTTGGCGGCCTTACGGAGGCGGTCAATGGCGCGAACGGGAACAGGCATACAAAGTGCTTGTTGATTGCTCTACTGTAACGGAATAGACAGCAAAAAGCCCCAGTTTCCTGGGGCGGTCTGCTTTGACTGATCGTTAGGTCGATCAGGCGCTGGTAGCGAAGTCGAAGGTGGGGGTTCCAGCGGGACGGAAGTTGACGGTCACCGATTGTGCGTCATCAGGGTTGATGTTCAGGCTGGCCGAAGTCAGCGTGGCATCGAAGCTGATCGAGCGGGAAAGGGTCTCGCTCAGGGTGCCACCGCTGAAAACGCGGTCGGTGTACAGCTTGAAGGCTGCACCAGTCTGTTGACGCTGGAGCACGTCCTCGATCATCCGGTTGGAGAGGGCCGCATCTTCGTTGGTCATGTAGACCGTGGCGGTTCCAGTGCCATCACCGAAGCCGGCGATGTAGCTACGGAAAGGCACGTACTGACCGGGGGTCTGGCCGATGGTGGTGACGTCGATCTCAGCACGGCTGATCTCGAAGCTCCAGTCACGGACTTGGCCCACAGCGGCGTAGTCGGCGTAGTTGACGGCGAACTCGTTAGGAGCAACGGCAGTTCCGTTATCGGTGATAGGCAGAATCACACCGCCTGCCGTAGCAGAAACGGTGAGCGCGCCAGTGGAAGCCGTGTAGCTGAGAACGTAGTAGGTGGTGCCGCCAGTGATACCGGCAGGCAGGGTGCCAGTACCGGTGCCACCGGTCTGGCTGTTCACCACGGAGAATTTAACGGGATCGCCTACCTTGAAGTTCAGGTAGGTTTGCACCGTGATGACATCGGTGCCGTCGTTGACGTCCGTTTCACCGAACGTGCCGGAAGTACCGGCGGGCTTGTAGTAGAGAGCGCCGGACGTGCCGGACAGAACGGTGGTGGCCATAGGGCGTACCAATGGAAGGTTACGGGGCGGGCACTGCCCGGCTTAATACAGGTTAGCGCCTAACCGCAACAGTAACTACGAAAGCACCGTTGCAGTGTAGGGCGCATCTATCTGGCCCACAAAAAGCGGCGAAGTGTCATTAG